GCCGGTATCCAATCGCTCGGCTGTTAATGTATTCACGATATACCACCAGTTCCGTTTCGGCAGTGCTGGAATACAGTCATCTGCACCAAAATTTAAAACAACATTGTGTGAATCAACGTCATGACATAAGCAGACAAAATTTAGATCTCCAGTGCCTTCATATTTGGGTAATTCAGGCTTTGGCCAAGGTAAAACCGGATGCTTGCGATAATGAATCGCTTTGGCTTTATCCCAGGGCAAATCTGACTTGGTGATAATCTCCAGGCTTTTATCCCATTCAAAAGAAAAGCGGTGCTCAAAGACTTGGGCCACTTCATGTGAATAAGTAAAAGTCTTACGCCTGCGGATCATTTCCTGCCAGACCGTTTCCCGGTTGTGGCGCAGCTTAATTGTTTCTTCATGCCGATAGCGCTGATGAATAAAGCGCTTCTCACCTTCCTCCCAGATTACATACGCATCAGAACTCAAACCCGTGGCTTGCTCATGAAAGGATCTAATCGCCCGGGTTAATGACCCTGCCTGCTCATGCTGAATATTTACCTGATTCGAAACTACCAAGCCTTGATCATAAAAAAGAGCCTCATTTGAGACTCTTAATATTGGCTTGGCCCACGGTATTTCTGTGGTGCTCAAGGCTGCGATAGCCTTCTGATATCGCATATCAAAACCATAAGACACTCCGACCAGATGATTGATATCGAATAACGCTATAACCTCAAATTGAAATTCAGTATCTAAAATCGCATCAATGATGCAGAGGTTTTCAGTGAATTCAGCAACAATCTCAAAACTAAAACTGGTATCTAAAACCGTATCGATCTGGCCAATAACATCAGTATTCTCACTAAATACAGCAATCACATCGAAGCTAAATTCAGTGTCGAGCACCGTGTCTATGACCGCAGTATTTACACCGCTATCTGCATAAACTGCTGTGACTTCAAATGTAAACTCAGTATCAAGTGTTGTACTGATGACACCCGATACATCATCACCAAAATTTAGATTGGTTGAGCCTTCAGCCAAATGCTCAAAATTCAGAATGATGTTATGGCTATCGGTGTTATCAGGCTTAAAGTTTAAATTTAGGTTGTGAGCATCAACGGTGCCGAGCTTATTTTTAAAATCCACATGAGCACCCTTTTTTAAATTAAGGTCTGAGTTTTATTGAGGTGACTGACAGCGTGCCACCAAGGGCTAGATTGGTATTGGCTAGGGAAATATCTGTGCCAACGGTGAGATCCGCAGCCACTTCACCAGCACCGTTATAAATACGTGCCCAAGCTGCGGTGCCAGTTTTGATCACGGTCGCTGTATCTGTTGGGTGAAGCTCTACATATGCTGCTGTGGTTTCTTTGATGCAAGGCTCTGGAAAAGTCAGTGTTACCAAGGCGTTGTTTGGGTCTGCTGCAACCGCAGGGCTGGCAGGCTGCACACCCCCATAAAAAATAACGGTAGCACTCGAACTACCGTTATCCATAAAACTTGCAAAGGCTTGAATCATAGTAAGCCGGGCTTTAACTAAAGTTTTACTCATTTTGGCACCACGTTGTCTTGAATGACTGCGTTAAATTGCTGCTTACGATCAAACGCCACGACATAGGTTTTTAAGTCAGCATTAAGCCCCAGAAACTGATAATCACCGTTCTGATTGGGTCTGCGAACAGCAATTGGTTGCAAATTAGCCTTGTTATAAAGCACCACAGTAACATCTTGATATTGCACACCAAGCTTTTTAACTGAGCCTTGGATTTTAGTAATCACACTGCCTGCCACATTTTGCATGTAACTTGATGAGGGCATTATTTTCCAAGAAACAGGCTTCATTTAAGCTCTCCCAGATAATACGCGCTAGACCCATTGCCACTCCCCGATGTGCTTGTTTGCAAAGTGTCTAATACGTACATAGAGCTCTCAGCTAGTCGTGGGGTTGTTTCGTTTACAGTCTCCGATTTAGCATTGTAAGCGATATGTTTAAATGTGCCTCGCAAGTAGTTATTATCATCTTTCAGTGGGATGCTTATGCACGGCATAATACCTGCGCTCGCAAAGCCTGAGATCCCCGACTGATAGTTTGGCATTACTGGCAAGGCGGAAACGTTCGCGCTGATCGGTGATGCGGGCGTGTATTTAGTTACAAACACGCGAGACGTATTATCCGACAAACCAAAGGCAAATCCACCCCTCAAATTGGTAGAATCGTGCCCATCAGATGCCCTTCGAAGTGCCAAGGTTGTAGCTAAAAACCACGATGGTACTACGCTTGAGTCCAAGCTTGAGTCAAATAAACCACAACCGTATGTAAACTTTGAGGTGTGCGTGGGAGGGTGTGGCGCAATATTTAAATAAAAAGCATCACTATCTCCGCAGAGAGTAAACCCTCGATTACCACCTAAAGTGCCGTTTGTTGCATTAATATTGTAGTCAGGGCTGGCATTCCAAGCCCAATGCCACAGAGACCACCCACGTTGCACACTTGTCCCTGTCCCTGTGATTTTCCAATTTTTCCCAGGGTCGGCAGGGTCGAAAGGTAATTGTAAAACGTCAGGATTTTGATAATCATCAATGTGATCCATGTGTTCAAGCAGACCAACCATGGCAGATTTAATATATGTGTTTGTATATGAACCCGTGTCGCTTGCGAGCGACTCATCAACACGAATAAATGGATGTTGTGCAGTTGGATTTTTCGCACGATAAACCCGCTTCACATCACCTGTATCACGAAAAATAATGTCATATCCAAGTGATGCCAGTTTTCCAGTACCGATTGTAGTAATTGAGCGCTCAGTAATATCTAAAGCAGGCTTTAAAATGAGTTGCGTGGCATCTGGCACACCTTTAATGCGGTACTTTTGATTCAACTCACTTGGTGTAAAACCCGATAATTCAATTATCTGTAAAAGCATCGCTTGATGTGCAGTATAAAATGTCAGATGCACGTCACCTTGCTCATCTATTGATGCAGCTGTTATATCAGGCAAATCTTTACCTGTTACTAAGCATGTATCAAAAAGGCGAATTAAATCACCCCAATTATTACCCAACGTTAAGCCATTTAAATGACTAAAAAACTGCACATCTACATCTGTTGCCATTTTATTTGATCCATAAAAAAGACCGCTTAAAGCGGCCATATTTGACTTAAATTCTAAACAACGCGGTCAATGTCACCACGTAGCATGATCTGGAACTGGTCTGAC